GTCTTAAATTTCTCAACTTCAGTTCGTTTTCTATCTGATATAGATTCTCTTGTAGCCGTTTGCAGGTCTCCCTGTAAATCTTTAATTGTTTCTGACATACCAGCCATTTGTTGTTCCAGAGCTGCTCTTTGATTCATACGAGTTAAAATACCTTCCTTATCAAAGATGTCTGGGTTTTTCTTTAACACTTCTACTTGGTCTACTAATCCCATTTGGAATGCTTCCATATATACAGCTAACTCTGCATACTTGCTAGTAGGTAATGTAGAACCTGACTCAATACCAACATCGTGCTGCTCAAGATTGTGTTTGTCTTTCTTTAAATCAAACACAACTCTTGTTTTATCAGAATATACTTGTGCTAATTGTTCTGTTATATCATTGTTAGGTTGTACCAAACGCATAAGCTTTGGTACGTCATAATGTGTTTTTGCATAATTGTACATTACTTTTCCAAGTCTTTTAATACTAAACTCTACATCTCTTAGTTTAGATTTAGGTCTTTCACTACCTAACGCTATAATTCTTTCTGTCCCTCTTGCAGTTTGTGGTTGGTCTCCAACCCCTTGCATTATCTCAGGAATACCAAAAATAAAGTTTATATAGAACTCACATTGCTGTATCAATCTATAAAACTCTCCAGTCAAAGGTTGTGGTGCTGGATAGTGTGGCTCACCTTGTGATGAGTCTACTTCAATAACTGCGTTTGGATTTGCCCAATCTTTTTCTAATTGTGAAATATTTTCTACACTTCCAATAGGAACCATAAGTTTTAAACCTGCTGACGCCTGTGCGTGAGATAGTGCTAATGACCATAACTTATTTAACAAACGTTGCATTGGTCTTGCTCTGGAGACATCAGAACGAGGATAAGGGGTTTGAGTCCAAACGTTTGCAATAGGCACTATTGGGTATACATCTGTGTTTAATATAGTTTCATACAACACTACCTCACCAATACTTGCAACAACTTTAATTCTATTTTGATATACTTGGATAATATCTACCTTACCCATCTCAACCAATTCTTTGTTTTGTTCTAAAAATATTCTAAAGTCTGCCTCATCAACAATAAACTCTTTACCATTTTCATTATCCATCAAGCGATAAAAAGGAACTTTAACTTTTGTAAACCTTTCCAATATTTGAAAACGTTTATAGTTTTGTTCTGTATATCCTCTTACTGTATCAGGTGTATATGTATTCAAAGAGTTTTTATTTATATTGTCAGGATAGTCTTGCTCATTAGAGTATGTAGATATTCTGTCAATCAATGGGTCAATCTCTTCTCCTGTTTCTGGGTCTACACTTGCACCTAATTCAGGATATAAATTCAATACTTGTGTTTCTGTAAGTATCGTAGACAAGATTATGTTATCTGCATCTGTAAAAAATCTATCTCTGGATGAAGCTGGGACATACACTCTAAACGGGTCAAGGTATGAAAACTTTACATCCCCCTTACCAAAGTCAGAGTCATAGTCAATGTAAGCATATAAAAATCCAAGCCCTACTACGCAGTAATCGTGTATCGCTTGTTTTACCTGTGCGTCTCCTTCAGAGTTCTGCCAGGCAAATCCCATTACCTCTCTCCAAAGATAGGCTAATGATGTGTCTGAATCCTCCCTTGGCTGCACTGTAAATGCAGGAGGTCTTGATGTCAGCATACTTTTTAATCTTTCAACAGCTGGAGATATTCTGTCCATAGGAACATCTGCCTGGTTTCTCGCTGATAATTCGTGAGATTCTGTTTCTGTGAAATGATTACCTAAGTAAAAATCTAAATCTTGTCTAGCATCTGTCTCCCAAGCCTTTCTATCATTCTTATATCTGTCGAATAGTTCTCGGTTGGTTAGTGCTCTTTTGTCATATTCCATATTATTCCTTAGAAAAAGATGTATTTTATTGAGTCAAATTTACGAATTTTGGTAAAGTTTCAGCAAGAACTATCAGTCAATACTACCTGTTATCCAGTTATAAACCTTGTTTTTCTTAATATTAACTTGTTTTTCTAGCCTGTCTTTAAAATTTTTAGCATCTATGGCAGTGCTACTAGGAGCCTTAGCAAAATAATCTGCATAGTATAATGCATCCATAAGGTCATCGTTCTTTGGTTTTGGATGTTCGAACAACTCATCTACTATCTCAGTCATATGTTTTTTGATATATAGCTTCTTAGAATTTACTATAGGACCAAGTGTTGTTTCTAATCTATCTTCTTTCTTGATACCATATGGAGGCTTTACCCCTTTGAATATGCCAGGCATCAATCTTTTATCAGCCACAGATATTCTACTTGTCATATCTCTTACCATTTCTTGTGCAGCAACAGTTTCAATACTCACTCTTCTTACAGGGCTATACTTTCTTGCCATCTTAACTATTTCTTCTGCCATATCAAAGGCTGGTATTTTTTCTCTAAAGTAATCTAAGATGTATCTATTTTTGTTTGCATCAATACCCATTACCAAAATAACTTGATAGTCTGATGTCTTTGTTGCGGTAGCTGCAAGGTCTACTCCAATATATACATTGATTGGTATTGCTTCATCATTATCAACTAAATAACAAAACCTGTCTCTTACTTCAAACTTATGATTGTAATATTGTATTCTATCTACTTTGAATGCAGCGGATGCTGAGTCTCTTGCATCATTCATATACTCTTGAGCAAACTTGTTTACAAGTCCTGCTTCAATAAATTCTTTTCTTTTATTTTCTAATTTAGATAATGGGAACTGGTCTTTCCATAAAGGCTTTCCATCTTCTATGGCTCTATGAAATGTTAAATCCCAAGGATAGTTTCTGTTATCATTCTTTGCCTCTTTCCATCCATCAACAATGTTTTGCAAGAATGAGTCATAGTGTACAATCGTACCAGTCAGCCATATCCAACCTTCATTACCTGGAGTTTCTTCTAATGATGGAAACACAGTAGATACAATCCACTTCTTTAACTCTGCTCTTCTATCTGGTGTCTTGGTATTTAACTCTGATTCAAAGTCATCAAGAATAATACCAGTATATCTTACACCTACCTCTGCTCTACCACGAAGTCTCTGTGCAGAACCTTTGGCTATAATTCTATCTCCTTTGGGTGTAACAATATCTTTTTCAGTCCAACGCTTTCCAACAGAACCACCATCCATATTACCAAAGTAATATCTTATAATTTCATTTTCTTCAAAGTGGTGTCGTATATATTTCAAATGGTCTACAGACTGACCTTGTTCTTCTGATACCCAAGCCACAAAGTTTTGTTTGTCTTCCTCAGCAAATAGAAACTTATGCATAATAGCAGCTTTAGATAAAATACTTTTACCCATACCACGAGGTATCACGTTACAAATACGTGCTCCTGGTTTATGTTGGATTAGTTTTTTGGCAAGGTCGTGGTGGAATTGTGGACTTTCAGATTTGTGTAAGAAGTCTTGTGGTAAGAATACACGACCAAAAAATATTAAGTCTTTGTATGCTTTGGCTAATATCTCATCTCTATCAGACATCTCTGACGCAGATGGGATAATATTAATCTTCTTGTTCTCCACTTTCAATTTGTTTCACTCCACTAAGTTGTAAGATTTCTTCTTTACTAAACCCAGTAAAGGCTTGACCAAGTAGTAACTGCTCTGACTTCTTTTCTTTTGGATACATACTTTGTATCTTCATAAAGTTTTCCAAAGCTCTTAGCTTTACTGCATCAGAGGTGTCAGGATTTTCTACAATATCCTTTGCCTGTTCTAATGTCCAGCGTTTGTCAATACCAATATCAGTCAGTAATTCTTCTATTTCTTTTTCCACTTCTTCTTTTATCCTAGTTTGTTTTAACAGCATTGATGATTTCACAGATGCTGTGTTTTTATTATTCGTTTCAAAACATTCTAAGTATGCTTGAACGGGTGCTTCGCCGTGTGCTATCATCTTCACAAAACGAATCTCTCTCCAAGACAAAGGCTTTTCTTCTATGTTAGTCCTTTTCTTGAATGAGTTATAATCTTTTTTGGGTGCTCCCTCCATCGTTCCTGAACGAAAACAAGGTCCAAGCAATGTGATATAATAATCATCTATTGCTTTAAGGGTAGTGTTTTTCATCTTCTTCTTACGAAGAATCTGTGTAACCTTGCCATCATCGGTTAGCACCCAATCATTTGGTTCTCCATCTCTCCAATCCTGAACAAGTTCTGCATCAGGAAATATCTTTCTAAACTCTTGCTCGTTATCAAATACATAACGAGGGACACCTTTGATAATACGTTTATGCATTAGCCTTCAACAACATTACCCCATACCACGCATCTGCCATTGACAATCTCAACGACTTCTACTTGGAAGTTCCCACCTGGGAAAAAGGTAATGATACTGAATGCGTGATTCCAATTATGCAAACGACCTCGCAACCACTTGTTGCTTTCTCTTGACATATCTTTCAGACATCCAATTCCCCAAGCTCCAATAGTTCCTGCATCTAATTTGGTTAAGGTATGTCGTTGAACATCGTGGGTATGCCCGTACATAATATTGGCTCCATACGTTTCAAGATGTTTTTTAGCGTGGTAAGTAGTTGCGTAGGTACCGTGTATAAAATTTATCTTACCTAGTTTTAAAGGTAGATTGTATTCATAATACTTATACCCTCTTTCTTTTAGCTTACAAGCTTTTGGAAAGGTATACTCTTGCATATATGGGTAACGTTCTACAAAGTTATCCATCCAGAGTTCGTGGTTTCCTTGAAGCATATACTTCTCATTGACCTTGTGCTTTTTTAATTCGTAATCAATAATATCTAAACCAGCATTCACATCTCTGATGTCTTGGTCTAGGAATGGGATTTGATATTCTAAGTCTGGTAACTTCTTTCCTTTATACTTCCAAGGACTGAAGTGATGCCACTCTCCCACATCACCTATATTAACATAGATGTCTGGTTTGACAATCTTGATTGCTTGTAATGCACAAGATAATGCTTTCATATCGTGCAACGGAAAGTG